TTATAGCCATATCATCCGCAAAATTTTTTGTGAATGTAAGCTATTTAATAACATTAAGAAAGAGAGAGTGTGTTGTTTGCCACATACAAACATACACATAAACCCACTGATAATCAATGAGTTATGAAAAAAAACAACAAATGTTCCACGTGAAACAATATATATAATCAATTATAATAACTTTTCTTCTTATATAAATAAGTTGAAACCTGATATACCTGCTACAATGAATAAAAGCCTATCACTATCTTTTATTTGTATATCTGTATTGGTGTTATTACAATTAATTACAATATGTTCCACGTGAAACAATAATATAATTTAGTTATAATAGACAGTCCGTACAAACTATTAAGTTATCCGTTGTTCCATTTATGGTCTGGACGGTAACATCTATTACAACTAAATATATATATAAGATGAAAAATAATCTCAGCAGACAATGTAAACAAAGACTGCTGGGATTATGGAGACTACGAAAAAGGCATTAAGCCCTAACCCTGAGGTTAGAGCTTAATAGCAGAACGTCTTTGTTTCTCAACAATCCACGGCTGGCCGTTGATTCTTGAGATTTCAAAGTCGTTTGACAATCCTAAGTCTTCTGTAAGAAACTTAGGAGTGTTGCCATTGAAGTGCTTTGCACCTACAAGGGCTTTGCTGCCATCTGTGAAATTCACAATGGCAGCTTGAACAGGACTACCCTGTTCGTTGGTTGCTTGCTCTATAGAGCTTGCAACTTGTTTGGCATCTTTTGATGCCCAATTGAGTGTTAGCATACGCGAAATAGCAGGGGGTATATACTGCTAAAGTAAGTGAAGGGATGGTTTGATGGGGACTCAATCACACACTCAATTACAGATTAAATTTTTAATTAAAAAAATTTTTTGTATAACACCATTGAACACATTATAAAATATTGTATATTATATTATGGAACCAATATTATCTTCTATATGCTGTCCTGAATGTGAAGGCAGTGTTTGTTTATGTTAAAAAATATATTAATGTATTTTAAAAATAAATTTGGAAAGTTTAAACTTTCTAGATATATTTGTATTCTAAATAATTAATAGAATGAAATCAAACAAACAAACAACAGAAACAATGGAAGCAGCACAAGAAGCTCCTAGTAAAGAAAAGGTAATGGAATGGATGCTAGATCAAATAGCATTTAAGAAAGTTCAATTAGAATTACAGGAGGTTGATACAAAGATTGCTGTTAGTAGATCAGAGTATATGAAGGCTATGTATACAATAGCACAGATATCTTCTCCACAGGATTCTCCTACATTAAAGCAACACACTCTTACAGAAGAAGATATATCTGCTAATCCTGAGTTAGTTGAGCAAGGATTTAAAGTGGGGGATGTTGTTGGTATTCCTCCTCATACAGAAGAAGAGGAAATTGAGTTTACACCAGAATCCAACACAAATTCTGCTCCATTACAGCCTACAAGAGGATTAAAAAAATAATAATATGGCAGAGGTAAATCAAGTTGTAAAAAAGACTAAGGTTGATAAATGGGATATTATTAAGTTCCAGCTCACTACATATTGTTTTTTTAATAAGCTATCTCTTTCTAATGCAGATCTTGATTGTATTATATTGTTAGCAATGTCTGATGATTTAGATGAATTAAACACTATATGCATTAAGGTTTGTGATATGAAGATATTTAAAACTCCACAGAGTGTTAGAAATTCATTAAACAAAATGGAGAAGAAAGGTATTTTAGTTAAGAGTGGGAAGGGTAAGAAGAAGCTTGTTATTAATCCTGATATTGGACTTATTAAAGAGGGTAATATATTATTGAATTATAATCTATTATGTATTGAGACCAATTAAGTCTAAAGATCTTATTGTATCCACCGCACTTAAGAACAATCTTCCAGTGGAAGTGGTGACAGAAATAATTGCTGTTTATTGGAAAGATGTTAGAACTGCTTTGTCTACATTAGCATTTCCTAAAGTGCATGTAAGTAATTTAGGGGATTTTGTTGTAAAGTATTGGCTTATTGAAAAGCAGAAAGAAAACATCCACAGAATTATGAATGGATTAAAGCCAGGAATTAGAGGGGATGCATTACGTTTAAGTTTAGAAAGTAAGTTAATTCTTATAGATGAGATGGAAGAAAAAAGATTAGGTGAAGAACAAAGAAAAGATTTTATTAAATCACACAAAAAATTAATATCAAATGTTAAATCAAATATTTCAAAACAGAAAACAGATTTTAGAAGGAATAAAAAATAACATTTTTAAGAAAGATCATGTTGAAGTTATTGCAAATGGTAGATTAAACATTTGTAAATCTTGTGATAATTATACTATGGGAGATGCTGGTTGCCTAGTGGTAGGAACCAGCCCCTGCTGTAATAAATTAACAGGTGGTTGTGGATGTAGTTTGTCATTAAAAACAAGAGCATTAAGTTCAGGATGTCCTCTTTCTGTTCCTAAGTGGAAAGCTATTTTAACAGAAAAAGAAGAAGATATATTAAATAAACAATTATAATTATGGCATTACAATTTAAACCAGAGTTTCATAAATACACATCTATAGATGAAGAAGAAAATATAGAATGGACATCAGTAACAAGTTTTATTTCTAAATTTAAAGCTCCATTTGATGCAGATAAAATTGCAGCAAAAGTAACAAAGTCCAAAAAGTCCAAATGGTATGGAATGGATGTTGAAGAGATAAAGAATATTTGGAAAAATGAATCTAAAAGAGCTACAGATTTAGGAACATGGTATCACAACCAAAGAGAGTCTGATATTTGTGGATTGAATTCAATAAGAAGAGAAGGGGTGGATGTTTCTATATATATTCCTAATGTAGATTTAGATGGTACTAAAACAGCACCAGATCAAAAGTTAGTAGAAGGTATTTATCCTGAGCATATGGTTTATTTAAAATCTGCTCAATTATGTGGTCAATCTGATTATGTAGAAGTGGTTAATAAGAAGGTTAATATTATAGATTATAAAACTAATAAAGAAATAAAATTAGAATCTTTTACATCATGGGATGGTGTTAGTCAGAAAATGGCAGCCCCACTTCGACATTTAGATGATTGTAATTTTAATCATTATGCACTACAATTGAGTGTTTATATGTATATTATTATTAAGCACAACCCATTATATAAACCTGGGACATTAACACTTCAGCATGTTATATTTGAAAAATCTGGTGAGGATAAGTATGGTAATCCAGTGACAGCAATAGACAATGATGGTAATCCTATTGTAAAAGAAGTTGTACAATACACTGTACCTTATTTAAAAGATGAAGTAGTAACACTTATTAAATATTTAAAAGATGAACAAAATAAATGTAAAAACAATCATTAAAAATGATTATCAATGGACTATTGAACAAGACCATCCTGGCATGTCTTTAAAAGATATGAAAGAAAAATATCTTAACACTTTTGTTACAGATGGTGTAGATGATTTACATGTAACCCAAATGAAATTCACTCCTACAGGAATTACAAATGGACATTATGTAATAGATTTGATAGATGATGAACAACAAGCTTCTCAATTTTTAAAAATATGACAATAAATAATAAATTTGATATAGGTGATCATGTATATGTAATCACTGATAAAGAACAAGATATGGGAATTATCACTGGTATACTCATTAATCCAAGAGACATTGTATACTTTGTATCAAGAGATAGTGATGTAAATAGATTCTATGATTTTGAATTGAGTAAAGATGAAAATAAAATATTAAGATTATGATAAGGCTTTTTGATGTACTAAATGGGGAGATAATTCCTACAGAGCATTGTTATACAATGTTATGTTATAAGAAAATAATGGATGCCTATCCTGATGAATATTTAAATATATATGCCTATCTATTTTACCTATCATGTCCCAATCCAGAATTTAATCCTTTTTTTGATGTTCCAGAAAATGACAAAGAAGAATTAATTAGAAGAGAGGTTGGAGGTGAATTTGATTCAGATGATGATCTTATACAAAATGCATTAGATGTAACTAAATCTTTATATGACACTCCTACAGTGAGAGCTTATATGGGTATTAAAGGAATGTTAGACAAACTTGCAAAGTATATGGAGAACACTGCAATTACAGATGGAAGGGATGGTAATATTACAGCATTAATAAATGCAGCCAAAAATTTTGAATCTGTAAGACAATCATTTAAAGGTGTATTAAAAGATTTACAAGAAGAACAATTATCAACAGTTAGAGGGGGTCAGAATATGGCTTATGATCAATAATAAATTAAAAACAAAAAAAACAAACATGAAAAAATTAATTGGAACAAGAGTTTTGATTACAAAACCAGTAAAACCAGAATCAACAATTGTAATCTCTCCTGAAATGGAAGATGCATTGGAAAGAGAAATGATGAAAAAATGGACACATTTAGAAGTGTATGCTATTGGCTCAGAAGTAACTTCTGTTAGTGTAGGAGATAGTGTATATGTACCTTCTTATTCTTTACAATCAGCAGATTTAATTGAATTAGATGATTTGTCAACAAAAATGATGATTTCTGAAAGAGACATTGCAATAATATGGTAGTAAAAGATGAATATTTACAACACTGGATGTTTCACTTCAACCCTTACACTAGAGTATGGAGTGGATTTCATAGAGACAACTATGTCAAATATCTTAACGGAGTGGGAGGATCCAACATTTACTCAGCTCCCAGTATGGACAAACTCCTTAGATACATAAAATCAAAACATGCAACAACATAAAATAGAAAATAATTATTATATTCAAATCCCTACATTTGAAAACAGCACTTGGACAACCACAGTTTTTAATACAAGGGATGAATATAAAGAATTTGTAAATTCTATTTTTATTGATGCAGGTCCTGATAAAGGATATGGGTTTGATGAAATGAGTTTTGAATTTAATAGTGAAGCTAGAAAATTTCAAAAACAAGGATATTATACTAATGTACCTTTTAGGTCAAAGGATTATGTATTGTATTGGGATGACCAAAAAAACAAATGTAAGAATGGTATAATCTTTAAGAATAAAGGTAAAACATGGTATCTCACTAGAGATTATTATATGTGGTTGAATTTTCTTCCTATTTATGATAAGGAAGAAAAAAGATTTGACTTTGCTAAAGTGAGGGATGCTCAATATCATATGGCATTATATGAATGGAAAGCAGAACTTAATTATAAACATTGTCCTATATTAAAAAAACGTCAGATAGCTAGTTCCTATTTTCATATGGGTAAACTAATAAATGCTTATTGGTTTGAAGAAGGATCTGTAAATAAAATAGGAGCTAGTCTTAAAGACTACATTTCTGAGAAAGGATCTTGGAGGATGTTAAATGAATATAGGAATTTCTTAAATGAGCACACTGCATGGTATAGACCATCAGAACCAGATAAGATATTTTCATGGCAACAAAGGATTAAAGTGAGAATTGGTGGTCGTGATACTTATAAAGGAAACAAATCTATTATCACTGGTACATCATTTGAGAAAGATCCAACTAATGGTGTTGGTGGTCCATGTACTTATTTCTTTCATGAGGAGGCAGGTATTGCTCCTAAGATGATGGATACATATGAGTTTATGAGACCTGCCTTACAATCTGGTATGGTGACTACAGGAACATTTATTGCTGCTGGATCTGTGGGTGATTTAGATCAATGTATTCCTTTAAAAGATATGATCTTGTATCCACACAAATTTAGTATGCAAGCTGTCACTACAGATTTATTAGATGGTAATAAGACAATAGGTGAAACAGGACTTTTTATTCCTGAACAATGGAGTATGCCACCTTATATAGATGTATTTGGAAATTCTTTAGTAAATAAAGCTTTAGAAGCAATTTATGAAGAACGTAAACAATGGAAAAAAGATCTTAGTCCAGAACAATACCAGCTTCGTATATCTCAAAAACCCACTAACATTGAAGAAGCTTTTGCTACAAGAAAAGAATCTGTATTTCCACCACATTTAATATCACATCAACTTAAACGTATAGAAGATGGAGAATATCCAGTTGAATATGTTACATTATCTATAGGAGAAGATAATGGTAAAATCATTGCTACAAAAACTAATAAGAGTCCAATAAAGAAATTTCCTATAGATAAAACTATGGAAGATAAGTCTGGAGTGATATGTGTATATTCAAGACCAATTCCAAATGTTCCTTGGGGAACATATTATGCTTCTATAGATCCAGTTGGGGAGGGAAAAACAACAACAAGTGATTCATTATGTAGTATATTTATATACAAAAATCCTACAGAAGTAATAAAAGATGATGGGCAAGGTAAGGTGAGTACACATTTTGAAAGAGATGAGATGGTGGCTTCATGGTGTGGAAGGTTTGATGATCTTCAAAAAACACACGAAAGATTGGAGATGATGATAGAATGGTATAATGCTTGGACTTTAGTGGAGAATAATGTAAGTCTTTTCATACAATATATGATTAGTAAAAGAAAACAGAAGTATTTAGTTCCAAAAGATCAGATTCCTTTTCTAAAAGAACTTTCTTCTAATGCTAGTGTATATGCTACATATGGATGGAAAAACACTGGGACATTATTTAAAACCCATTTAATATCTTATGGTATACAGTTTTTACAAGAAGAATTAGATATTCAAACAAATGAAAGTGGTGAGGTGATGAAAACTCACTATGGAGTGGAAAGAATTCCTGACCCAATGTTATTAGAAGAGATGAAACAATATCAACCAGGTTTAAATGTTGACCGTTTAGTTTCATTTTGTGCATTAGTTGCATTTGCTCAAATACAACAGAATAACAGAGGAAGAGCAACAAGAGTAGAAATTACATCAGATAAGTTGGAAAATTCACAAAAATTAAGTAAATTATCTATAAGGAGTCCATTTAGACATATGGGTTTAAACTCAGGAAGTTTAAGCAAAAGTGCTTTAAATAGTCCCCCTAGAAATACTTTCAAAAACATAAAATAAAATGGAAGATAAAAAGATTGAATTATTAGAAAAATTAATTAAAGAAAATAAAATTTCTTTAAAAGAAGCTATGGTTTTAATTGGAGGAAGTGAAGAAAAGGTTGTAATACAACACATTCCTTCTCAACCTTCATATACAAATCCATGGGCAGAGCCTCATTGGAAAAAACCATTTGAAGTTTATTGTGCACCAGATCCATTTACAACAACATCAGGAACAACAGCTAGTTATCCAAAAGGAACAACAGCTAGTTATCCAAAAGGAACAACTGTTAATACTACAATTTAAATATATAAAAAATGGCTTATGTATATAGACATATCAGATTAGATAAAAATCAACCTTTTTATATAGGAATTGGTAGTGATGATTATTATAATAGAGCACATAGTAAAAAAAATAGAAATAAGTATTGGAAAAATATTACAAGATTAACAAAATATGATATAGAAATATTAATGGATAATTTAACATGGGAAAAATCATGTGAAAAAGAAAAAGAATTTATAGCATTATATGGCAGAAAAGATTTAAATAAAGGAATATTATGTAATTGTACTGATGGTGGTGAAGGAGTTTTGGGTTTAACAATGTCTAATGAAACACGTAATAAAATAAGAATTGCAAATACAGGAAAAAAACAATCAGCTGATCAAATAGCAAAAAGAGTAGAAAAATTAAAAGGTGAAAAAAATCCTTGGTTTGGAAAAAAATTTTCAGAAGAATATAGAAAAAAATTATCTGAAGCAAAAAAAGGTAAAAAAAGAAATGTAGAAGTTATGAATAATCTACATGCTTGTTTAAGAAAAAAAATATTAGATTTAGAAACAAATAAAATTTATAATTCAATTAATGATTTAGCAAAAGAATATAATGTTCATTCTAGTACTGCAAGCAGGTGGGTTAAATCTAAAAACTTAAAATTTAAAATAATAAAATAATGACTATATATAATGCACTTGATCTCAAGTCAGGCAAGAAAGTAGAGTATAATAAAATGGGCAGTTTGATGCAGCCCATACAATTTCTTCCTGAAGGTGAAAAAGATGATGAATGGAGAGCTTGGAATTTAGATTGGCTTGAATGGCAAGGTATGCGTCAGCTTAGACGTAATGCTGTAAGACTACTCAAGAATTATAAACTTGCAAAAGGTATTATAGATAAAACAGACTATATAGTAGAAGAAGATAATCCTAATGCTGATCTTATTGATGTTTTAACTAAAGAAGATAAAACAGCATTAGAACTTAAATTCTATCCTATTGTTCCAAATGTAATTAATGTATTATGTTCTGAATTTAGTAAAAGATCTTCTAAAATAATGTTTAGGACAGTGGATGAATTGTCTTATAATGAAATGTTAGAAGAAAAAAAGAATATGATTGAGCAAGTGCTAATGCAAAAAGCACAAGCTAAAATGACTGAAAAACTTATTGGTATGGGAATGGATCCTAACTCTGATGAGTTTAAACAAGAAATGTCTCCTGAAAAATTAAAATCACTTCCAGAAATTGAAGGGTTTTTTAAGAAGAGTTACAGAAATGTTTATGAAGAATGGGCAACACATCAACATCAAGTGGATGTGGAGAGATTCCATATAGATGAATTAGAAGAACGTGCCTTCCGTGATATGCTTATTACAGATAGAGAATTTTGGCATTTTAGAATGGGAGAAGATGATTATGATATTGAGTTGTGGAATCCAGTACAAGTGTTCTATCATAAATCTGCATCTAATAGATATATATCTGAATCACATTGGATAGGAAATATTGATTTACTTACAGTGGCTGATGTTATTGATAAGTATGGATGGATGATGAATGAAGAGCAACTTAAAGCTTTAGAAGTTATTTATCCTGTTAGATCTGCTGGATATGCTCTTCCTGGTATGCAAAATGACGGTTCTTATTATGATGGTACAAGATCACATGACTGGAATACACAGATGCCAGGATTGGCTTATAGGCAGTTTATGAGCACCTATGATAATACAAGGTGGAGTGGAGATGTTATACAAATGATCCTAAATGAGTCTGAAGATTTAATGGATTGGGGTAATGCACATCTTTTACGTTGTACAACAGTGTATTGGAAATCTCAAAGAAGAGTGGGACATCTCACTAAGATTACAGAATTAGGAGAATTAGTACAAGATATTATATCAGAGAATTATAAAATCACTGATAAACCACTATATGATAATACATTATACAAAGAAAAAACAAAAGATAATTTAATATTTGGTGAGCATATAGATTGGATATGGATTAATGAAGTTTGGGGTGGAATTAAAGTTGGGCCAAACAGACCTTCATTTTGGGGTATGAATAATCCAGGTGGTTTTAATCCATTATATTTAGGACTTAATGGTGGTAAACCAGGAAGAATTCCTTTCCAGTTTAAAGGAGATACAACACTCTATGGATGTAAACCTCCTGTAGAAGGATCTGTATTCTCTGATAGAAATACACGTTCTGTATCAATGGTGGATCTTATGAAGCCATTCCAGATTGGGTATAATATTGTTAATAACCAAATAGCTGACATTCTTATAGATGAACTTGGTACAGTGATTATGTTTGATCAAAATGCTCTACCAAGACACTCAATGGGAGAAGATTGGGGTAAGAACAATTTAGCTAATGCTTATGTAGCAATGAAGAATTTCCAAATGCTTCCATTAGATACATCTATCACTAATACAGAAAATGCACTAAACTTCCAGCACTATCAAGTGTTGAACTTAGAGCAAACAAATAGGTTGATGTCAAGGATTCAATTAGCTAATTATTTTAAAACTCAAGCATTTGAGGTGATTGGTATTAATCCACAAAGGATGGGACAACAGATTGCACAACAAACTGCTACAGGTGTAGAACAAGCATTAAATGCATCATACAATCAAACTGAAGTTTATTTTGTACAGCATAGTGATAATCTAATGCCAAGAGTACATCAGATGAGAACTGAACTTGCACAATACTACAATTCTACAAAACCATCTGTACGTTTACAATATATCACTTCTGCTGATGAAAAAGTTAACTTTCAGATTAATGGTACAGATCTTTTAATGAGAGATCTTAATATATTCTGCACAACTAAGACTAATTCAAGAGCTGTTATGGAACAACTCAAATCATTAGCCTTAAATAATAATACAACAGGTGCTAGTATATATGATCTTGGTAATGTAATTAAAGCTGAATCAATTGCTGAACTTTCTAATGTTCTTAAATCTTCTGAAGAAAAATCTAATGCAATTAGACAACAACAACAGCAGCATGAACAAGAAATGCAACAACAACAGCAACAATCTGCACAGCAACAACAACAAGCTGCACAACAATATGAATCTGAAGAAAAAGATAAAGACAGACAAGCTAGATTATTAGAAGCTCAAATAAGAGCTGCTGGTATGGGAGCTGGTGCTGATATTAATCAAAATCAAGTTTCAGATTATCAAGATGCAATGCTTAATATACAAAAGCAACAAAACTATGTTGATACAACAAATCTTAAAAGAGAACAAGAAGTAAATAAAACAAGATTTAATGAACAGAAGTTAGATGTTGAAAGACAAAAGCTTCAAACTCAACAAGATATAGCTAATAAACAATTAGAAATAGCTAGGACAAACAAAAATAAATATGACGTTAAATCTCCTAAAAAATAATAAATGTCATTACAAAAAATAAAACCAAAAAATCCCATTAAGTTTTCTCTTACGTTAAATTCTGAACAAAAAGAAGCTAAGGATAAAATTCTTTCTGCAAAGATTACTTTTTTAAAAGGACAAGCTGGATCAGGTAAATCTTTACTTGCAGCACAAATAGCATTAGATCTTTTATTTAAAAAAGAGGTGGAGAAGATTATATTAACAAGACCTGTAGTAACAGCAGGAGAGGATATAGGATTTTTACCTGGAGATAAAGATGCTAAATTAGCACCATATACAGCTTCTATATATGATAATATGTATAGACTCTATAATAAGGAGAAGATAGATAAAGAGATAGGAGAAGGAAATATTGAAGTTGTTCCTATAGGATTTATGAGAGGAAGAAACTTTTCAAATTGTTTTGTTGTTATAGATGAATCTCAAAACATAACTCAAACTCAACTAGAACTTATTATAACAAGACTTTGTATAGGATCTAAAATGATATTTGTAGGAGATAATTCACAAATAGATTTAAAAGATAAACGTCAAAGTGGTTTTGACTATATGAGTAAAAAACTTAGTTTCATAAAAGATATAGAATGTATAGCATTAAAAACTAACCATAGAGATCCTATTGTAGAAGAAATTTTACAAACATTAAACGACAATTAAAATTATAGCTCTATTATCCATAAGTTTTTTTTGCAATAACATATTATTGTAAATCTTTAGAGTTTATTTCGTATATTATTATTGTAAATATAAAACCAATATTACATGGAAACCAACAACACAGTGACGGATGTAAACACATCTGTTGAAAAAGTAAATCTTGACATTGACAGCTGGTTAGGAGCACCTGGAGCAGAATCATTAATTGTTCCAGAAAAGTCAGAAGAAAAACCTAACATCTTTAGTGGTAACACCAATACAGATGTTTCTTTTTTAGATGAAGAAGGTGCTGATAAAGCAGATGAATTAAAAGAAGTACTTGATGATATTAGAATTGATGTTCAAGATGACGAAAATAATTTTGATAGTCAAGAACAATCAAAAGGTGGAAGACCTAAAACAGAAAAATCTGGATTAGTAAACTTCCTTAAAAAAAGAATAGAATCAAAAGAAATGTTTGCTTTTGATGATTATGATGAAAGCAAACAATCTCTAGATGACTATCTAGGCTCTTTGAATGAGAAAGATGTTGATGAATTGTGGCAAGCAAATGTTAGTAATATAAGACAAGAGGTTGCTTCTAATACACCAGCAGAATTTTTTGAAAGTCTTCCAGAAGAATTACAATATGCTGCTAAATATGTAGCAGATGGTGGTCAGGATTTAAAAGGACTTTTTCAAGCTCTATCCCAAGTGGAACAAGTGAGAGAAATGGATCCAACAAATGACAATGACCAAGAGATGATTGTAAGGTCTTATCTTCAAGCTACAAATTTTGGAGATGCAGATGAGATAGAGGAAGAAGTGGTCAATTGGAAAGATCTTGGTCAACTTGAAAAGAAAGCTAAACAATTCAAACCAAAACTTGATATGATGCAAGAAGAGATGGTACAATCTAGACTTGCTCAACAAGAAATGGTTAAAAGACAACAGGAACAAGCAGCAGAAACATATGTACAAAATGTGTTTGAAGCTCTTAGACCTGGAGAATTGAGTGGTGTGAAATTGGATAAGAAAGTTCAATCATTTTTATATAATGGTTTAACATCTCCCCAATATCCTTCAATAAGTGGTAATCCAACTAATTTGTTAGGACACTTGTTAGAGAAATATCAATATGTTGAACCACGTTATGATTTGATTGCTGAAGCTCTTTGGTTACTTTCTAATCCTGATGATTATAGATCTAATCTAATGAGACAGGGTAAGAATCAAGCTGTTGAACAAACAGTGAGACAATTAAAAACTGAACAATCAAGAAACAAAGCAACATCTTCCGTAAACACTGAAGCACAAGATAGCCCAAGAAAAATAACAAGACAAACCAATATATTTAAAAGATAATTAACCCTTAATTTAAAAACAAAAACAAAAAAAAATGAGTACACCAGTTTTAAATAATGGTATATTTCTTCGTGATAACAACTACAAAACAAGTTCTCACGTTGATTCATATCATATGACACAGATGCTGAAATCAGCAGAACCAATGGATCTTGGTCCAGTGGATCTTTGGGCTATGACACAAAAAGTTGAAATGCCCCTCTATCAAATGAGTTCATTTGGTGGTAAAAATGTAATCATGGTAGATAATGCCCGTGGTGAATACAAATGGCAAGTTCCTGTAGCACAAGATCTTCCTTATTTAACAGAAGAACTTTACACTACAAATGCAGGGTCAACATCATCTACATATGGTGCAGATGGTACAACCTTCAAAATCCGTTTAAACAAACGTACATTTGGACATGGTGATATCATCACTTATGACAAATACAATGGTGTTGAGATGTACATCACTTCTGATGATATTGTTCCATCAGGTGATTCATTTGTATACACAGTTCAAATTGTAAACAATGATAGTACAAAAGCTATTGTTCAAACATCAGGTAATCCATTCAAAACAGGAGCTAAAGTTTTCCGTAAAGGTTCTGCACGTTCAGGAGATTATGGAGAAAGATTCTCTGATATTGGAGATGTTCGTTCTGGATTCCGTGAATTCTATAACTTTGTAGGTGGTGCTGAAGCTCACGTTCATTACACTATTAGCTCTAAAGCTGATATGATGATGAAAGGTGGTATGAAAGCTGATGGTACAGTTCCAGTTATTGAATTGTGGAGAAACTTTGACAAATCAATGGATCCAGCAGTAACTTCTCTTGAGAAGATGGCTGAAAAAATGGGACCTGATTATGTTAAAAAAGCATATCAATCAGGACAATTGTCACGTACATTCTTAACTACATTAGAAGCTGCTCACTTGAGTAAGATTGCTAATGATATTGAAACCTATTTGATGTGGGGTCAAGGTGGTCGTCTGAAACAAGATGGTCCTGATGATATCCGTTTGTCTGTAGGTTTGTGGAAACAACTTGATAACTCTTACAAGCGTATTTACAATAAGTCTAGTTTTGACTTAGATTTGTTCCGTGCTGAGATTTTCAACTTCTTTAATGGTAAAGTTGAATTCAAAGGACCAGATCCTCAACGTAGTCTTGTAGTACAAACAGGTATGGGTGGTATGAAACTTATCAATGAAGCAATTAAGAAAGATGCTGTTGCTTCTGGTATGGTGATTAACGCACGTGAAGTTGGTGCAATTACAGGTCAAGGTATGGATTTGAATTTTGGATTTGCTTATACACAATATGTAATTCCTTTCTTGGCAAATGTTAAGTTTGTCTTGAATCCAGCATTTGATAATGTACATACAAATGATATTGAAAATCCACTAATTGATGGTTTCCCATTATCATCTTATAACTTTATCATCTTTGATATTACAGATAATACTAATGACAACATCTTCTTGTTGAAATTATCTTGGGATAATCAATTGAAGTGGTGGTATCAAAATGGTACAATGGATTACATGGGACGTACACAAGGATTCCAGTCTTCTGGTCAATTCTCTGGATACCGTGTAATGATGTCTCAAACAATGCCAGCAATTTGGGTGAAAGATCCTACAAAAGTGTTGAAAATTGTGATGAGAAACCCAATTACAGGTGGATCATTCTAAATAACTTGCAGATTTATAAGGGAGAGCAATTCTCCCTTATTTTTCTGTATAATCAAACAATTTTTTATAACTTTATAAATTTAAAATAAAATGGCATATACAAAATTTTTTCCTGTTTCTCCAGATACATTTCTGAAAGCAGGTTCTGACATGGCCCTTGCAAAATTTGGGCATTTGAATTCTTTAATTGATTATGTTAATACTGCTGTAGATTATAATTCTACAACAGGTATGACATTAGTTAAAGGTCAAGATTTAAATATTATTTCTGGAAGTGGATCAAGTGTTACATTAACAACGTCACAATCAGGCTCTGTTGTATTAATGGATAGAGCAGCTGGTATTACATTTACACTTCCAGTAGCTACAAGTTCTACAATAGGTATGTATTTTGATTTTGTTGTTACAACTTCAGTAACATCTAATGGATATAAAGTAATTACTGGTGCTGCAACTGAATTTTTAATTGGTGGCTATACAAGTGTTGATACTGATACTTCAAATGCTGTAGCAGTATTTACAGGTAATGGTAGCTCTCATATATCTGTTAATATGACATCTGCTTCTACAAATGCAGCTGGTGGTATATTTGGTACTAAATTACGTTTTACTTGTTTATCAACAACAAGATGGATGGTAGAAGGAATAGTACAAGGTGCAGGAACAGTAGTAACAGCATTTGCAACAACTTAATAATTAATATAACATGAAAGGAAAAGGAAAAAAAGGTGGCAAGAAAGGTTGCTAACTTTTAAAACAAATCCTCCTGTAAAGATAGTATCTTTACATTCCCCAATATAAGCTTATTTAAGAAGACTGGCAGCCTTCATTGGGGGCAACACACTCACCAAACCAATAAACAAACCAAACATGAGTACAACAAGTATGGTGGAAATGTATCCACAAAACAAAAAATCTAAAATTGCAATTAGACCATTCTTTGACCCTAAAGTTGATAATATGGGATTGCAAAATTACGGACTAGCTCTTTTTGACAATGTCTTCCATGAAGAACAAATTGCATGTTTAGAAATGCATGGTATCAGAAGATATCTTACAGGACTAAATGAATTTGCTCCAGAATTCTATGATATGTCATTAGAAGATAAAGAAGCTAAGATTAAACAAATTAGACAAGTGGTTTCTCAATTAGAGAAAACATTAAATTCAAATGTTGTTGATCCAGATGATAAAGAATTTTGGAATAAGATTAAACTTCTTAAACCAGATAATTCAGAATTTTGGGATAAGATTAAATTAAGATGTGGTAATGAACCTATATTCTTAGATCCATCTACAGATCCATATGATCTTATTAAATTATATGCAATAGAACACGGAGGTTTTAGTATGATAGCTAAATCATTAGAAGAAGCTAAAACAATGAATAAGCCACCAAAATTCTATTTAGATAAATTAGAAGAAACAGCTAACACTAATACTGAAATTAAAAAATTACGTAATAAAGCTGCTGCTGAACTTCATAAGCTCTTTGATAAAAATCAGAATAAATTATTCTACATTGCTAAAATCTTAGATTTGAACAGTGCACAATATAAGAAATCAACACCTAATGATATCATCTATGACAATATGGATAAGTATATTAGTGGTGATCTTGTAGATAAGGATAAAAAGAAAACAGCTGAAAAGTTTTTAGATGTATCAAGACTTGATATGGAAACTCTTAAAATTAGAGCAATTGTCAAGGATGCTACATATTATAAAATGATTGCTACAAAAGCTGATGGATTTGTTTATCATATGGCATCTGCTACAATGATGGGTAGAAATTCAGCTGATGTAGGAGAATTTTTAAAGAATCCTCTTAATGAGCAAATTCTGATTGATATTCAGACACAGATTGAAAAACATTGGAATCAATAATTTAAAAAATAAACAACATGGCAAAGTCACATCCAGGATTTAAAGCAGTACAATCACAAATTGCTAAAAAACAAGGAATCAGTCAAGAATCAGCAGGTGCTATTTTAGCATCAGCAACAAGAAATGCATCAGCAGGAGCTAAGAAAGCAAATCCAAAATTAAAAAAAGTCAAGTAATAAGCTGACAAAATATATTTAAAAGTAAGCTTATACACTGACAAAATAATAACACAATGAACAACAATCTAATACAAATTAAAATTAAGCAGAGGTTAAACAAATTAGCTAGTCTTGATTATGATAATATAGAATGTTGGCAAATTGCGGAGGCTTTTAATAAAGCTCAAATAGAATGGGTGAGAAGACAACTCCATGGTACTAATAATTATAAAGAAGGTGATGAAGCTTCAATAAGAAGAATAGATGACCTTCAAAAGTTATTAACCACTGTAAATATTGAAGGAACAATGGTTGGTCCAACATATTATGAAGTGGATTCTTTACCAGCAAACTATTTAGAATTTAAAAGAGTTTCAATTAAAGGTAAGCATGGTAAATGTCCTGATAGACCATTTGTGGTTTATTTAGGAGAAGAAGCTGATGTGGATCTTTTACTAGTTGATAAATTATCACAACCATCATTTGAGTGGGGAGAAACATTTTGTACACTAGTGGGAAACAAGATTAGAATCTATACTAATAATGAATTTGAAGTTATAAGTCCAAAACTGAACTACTACAGAAAACCTGTGGAAGTTCAGTTTGTTGGATGTATTGATTTAAACACTGGTAATACAATAGCTACAGATGTTCAATCTGAACTAAAAGATGATATTGTAGAACTTATATGTGATGAAGCTGCATCTATATTAGCTGGTGATATTGAATCTATTATGCAATATCAAAGAAATGAAAAATCAGCAGAAAGAAATAATTAATTAATTAAACATAAAAAATGAAAACAATATCACGCAATGTCTTTAGTGTTTCAGGTCCTATAACATCCCCATCATCTAATTCTGCTTCTTCATATTCATCTGCTCCAGCTAATTCTTCATTAGAAGTTTCAACAGCTGCTTGTGTTTCTGAACTTATGAATGCAGCAACTTCTTTTCACAAACTCCATCTTAAAATTACAGGACTTGGATCTTTTGCAGGACATAAAGCTCTTAATGAATTATATGATGAACTTCCAGGACATGCTGATGATATTGCAGAAGGATTCCAAGGTGCTGCTGAAAAACTATTAGATTATACAGATGTAGCTCCAAGAACATTAAATTCTGTATCAGAAGCATTATCATATTTAAGAGAATTAGTTTCTATGGTGACTACCCTTCAAAGTAAAATGCCATATTCAGAAATAATTAATGATCTTGATAATGTAAAGAGTACAATTAATTCTGCTAAATATAAATTAAATTTCCTAAAATAAATTTGGAAGTTTAAAATATATATATTATATTATTTATATAAACTTATTTATAACCCTTAAAAATTTAAAAAATTATGTATTTTAATCACGCATTTAGAAAAACCCTTTTAGCTGTTGATTCTGGTAGTGCAACACTTAGTGGAACTACAAGTCTTGCAACATCTGCTTTAGCAGCAGGTCAACTTGGTATTTATAATCAAAACTTTGGTGTAATTGATTACACAGGTTCAGGTACTAAAGCTCCATTTTATCTTGTACAAGGTTCTTATTACAAAACATCTGGATATTCTGATAAAATTGGTTCTCATGGTGGATATCAAGAATCAGTTAAATCTAAAATGATTAATCCAAAATATATCAGTCGTATATTCTGGGTACAATCTAAATTACCTGTACAACAAGTAGTACAAATTCCTTTGACAGCTCAAGCTGGATCAACTAATGTTGGTTTGAATGCTGACACAACATACCGTTTACGTATTGATGTTAAAGGTAGTCCAGCTTTACGTTTTTTATCTCATAATATTTATCGTGTGATGGATTCTTACACAGGACCTGCTAATGCAACAAATCCTACATATGTAAAAGATCCTGTTGCAACATTAGTTGATTGGAAAGAGCAAATTACAATGTCTCCTTATTTTAATCAATTGGTACAAGCACGTGTTTATGCATTTAAAAATAATGTAACAAGTAGTACTTATACGGCAGGTACTCCTACAGTTTCTTCAACAACTTTAACAGTTTCATCAACCTCTGCTGGTGGTATTTTACCTGGTCAACGTATTGTTGCATCTACAGGAGTAACTGGATTAACTAATGTACCTAATATTTTTGCTAATTATGGTACTGCATTTGCTACAGGTACTACTCCAACAACTGCTCCTACAGCATCTACTACTTCTGTTACAATTACAGGAACAGGTACAGGTACTCCAACAGGTACAATTACTGTTGGTATGTATGTAACAGGAGCTGGTTTACCACAAGGAGCTTACCTATCTACAGTTAGTTCTCAAACTAACTATATAATTACTTATCCTACTCAATCTACAGCTCCTACAATAACTGGAGCAGCTGCTGCACTTACTTTTTATAATACTATTGTATTAACTTATCCAACTCAAGCTTCAGCACCTACTTTTAGTTCATGGACTATAAAATGTTATAGTGATCTTTATGGTAATAATGGTGGATATGTAACTCCTTACACTAATATTGCAGTAACAAGTGGTCAACAACCAACATATGTAGGTCAAACTCCATATATTCCTGGTAGTTCTGCTTATACAACTGGTACTTCTCAAACAGCTGGTACACTTACAGGTGCTACAATTACAGCTGCTTCAACAGTTGCTGCTGCTACATCTGGAGCACATATTTATACTGCTGCTGCTGATGCGTCAACATTTACTACAGATGCTTTCTTAGAATTAACAGCTGCTTATTTGGAAACTAAATTTGGTAATCCAACATTTACAATAAGTGATAATTATGATCTTGAGCCATTAAAAATCATTGCATCATTAATGGATGATAGTGGTAGTACAACAGTTGTTGCTCCTATTGGAACTGCTGCTTTACAAACAATTGGTGAAGCAGGTATTGCTACAGTAGCACAAGCTAGTTCAATGGCACAAGGTACTGGTGAAACAGTTCTTCGTGAATTGATTCTTACTGGTAGATACCGTCAAGAAGCATTTGGTGATGGAACTAATATTGATCAATTCCGTATGAGAGAGATTGAAGCTAATCCAAGTGTATTAGATATGATGAGTGTTGCAAATAGAAACAAACTTTATAATAAACTTTGCATTCTTCATAGTGTTCCTAGATTTAATAATCCTACAGGAGTATTTGATAATGATCAATATTTAATTGAAATTGCTCTTCCTAGTACTTTAACAATTGGTAAGCTTTTTGAAAATGCTACTTATTCAGCAGGAAATAATAATTATGTTCCTACTGCTGGTAATGGTTTAGGAGATTATATTCTTGAAGCATCTATTGCAGCAGGTGGTGTGCAATATATAGAAATGATTTAATTTACTTTATAATAAAATAAAGAAGGAGAGATTTTATTCTCTCCTTTTTTTATTTGTATATTTGCAGAAAATATCTTATATTATTAGTGTAGAATAAATATAATAAATATGCCATTACAACACCAATTAGCTTTAGATATCCCAGATACTAACAATGTTAGTGTTTTTAGGGTGATGGATGCAAGTATATATGCCAATGATTTAGATGTTAAATGTGCAACATTACAAGTTACATCTCCTGGGTTTACTTCTCCATCTACACATGATATGACTAATTATGCATTATTAGCTAGTTCATTTAATTTAATATTAAATGCTTGTAGTCTTGGTTTTGTAGCAACTGGATGTCAAGATGTAGCACCAGCATTACCTGATGGTATATATAAATTAAAATATTCAGTTAGTCCTAATGATAAAGTTTATGTAGAATACTATCATCTTAGAACAACTCAAACTTATAATGTTTACAATCAACAACTTTGTAAACTTGAAATGGCAACTTGTGAACCTTCAGTGGAGATAAGAGCAAGATTGAATGAATTGAGACTTATTAAATCATATATTGATGCTGCTAAAATTAAAGCAGAAGATTGTCATGATCCTAATTTAGCAATGGAGTTATTACTTTATGCTAAAAAAAGACTTGATAAATATATAGGAGGATGTAAAGATTGTAATCAAAACCAATATTAATATGACAAATTGTTCAAATTGTGGAACAACAATCACTTGTGGATGCCAAGTTAGAACAGCATCAAATGGAACTCAAGTATGTAATTCATGCATATCTGATTATGAAATAAAATTAGTAATTGTAAATGCCCCTATAAACAATCCAGATGAGTAATGTTTTATTATATAAAGACCGTTATAGAGAAGAGTTTGCTGAATGCATGGCTGAAAAATATAGATATGCTCAGTATGGAATTCAATGTGCAGAATCTAGCACTAATTGTGAGTTGGCTTATCTTAGGAATGAAATTTTAAGTTGGGCTGAGAATGAAGATGCAGGTGCATTAACACAAGTTAGTGTTGCATATATGTCATGGCTACCTGTGACATTTAATGGTAATCCAGCAGCTTATATTGGTGGATTTAGTACAACAGGTCAATGTAGTGGTGGGGTGGCTCCATTATGTGATTTAGCAATGTCCTATCCAACCAGTAATGGTAATGTAAACATTATAGATGTAAATGTTGGTGGATGCTGTACAAGAATTAATGTTAATCCTAATATCACAATAAATGGTGGCTCATATCAATATCATATTACAAATGCTTCTGATACTTGGACTATCACTCACAATCTTGGTTTTGTACCTAATGTACTTACTACTGATGATAATGGTATTGAGATTGCTGGAGTGGTTACATCAGCTACTATTTCAGTGGTGGTAATTGAATTTACTGAACTAGTAACAGGATTTGTATATCTATCATAATGAGTACATTAGATAAAAAATATTACCATAATATTGATTTAGACTCTAATGAGCTGAAGTCAGGAAGAATATATAATTTAACTGATACAGAAAGAAATGTATTATCTTCATCTTTAACTACAACAGATAAAGGATATATAGTATATGATACTACAGCATTAAGTCTTTATGTATGGAATGGAACAGGTTGGACTACTACTGCTGGTGGTAGTGGAACTGTAGCAAGTGTATCTGCTGGTACTGGAATGAGTTTTACAACTATAACTAGTTCTGGATCTGTATCTATAGATACATCAAAGGTTCCTTATTTATCTGGTGGATTTAACACAGGATTTCTTAAATGGAATGGATCTGCTTGGGTATTTGATAATAGTACATATTTAACATCTGCTGTAACATCAGTAGGAACAGGAACTGGATTAACTGGTGGTACTATAACAAGTACAGGTTCAATATCTTTAAATTCAAAACTTGCTCCTGCTGATAATCTTACAGGAAATGCATTAAAATACCTTAGAGTAAATGCTGGAGAAACTGCTGTAGAATATGCTATTACTTCTTATGTTCATACACAAAATATATCTTCTACTACTTGGAATATTACACATAATTTATATTTTTTCCCCAATGTAATTGTAGTAAATAGTACAGGAGCTAACATTGTTGGTGATATATCATATCCTAATAATACATCATTAATATTAACTTTTTCAGCTGCCGTATCAGGAACAGCTTATCTTTCATAATAATAAAATAAATAACAATGGCACAAATTTTTTTAACAAACATTAATTTATCAAATAACGAACTTCAAAACTTCAAAGTTCATAATACACCAAATTCATCTCCTCCATCAGCACTTGGTGGTGAAATGTATTTTGATACGGCTACAAATTTAATGAAGTATTACAATGGTTCTGCTTGGGTAACTTTTGGTACATCTGGTAGTGGTGTTACTAGTGTTAATGTATCTGGTGGAACAACAGGTCTTACAACGTCTGGTGGTCCCATCACTTCAACTGGAACAATAACATTAGCTGGAACATTAGCCGTTGCTAACGGTGGTACAGGTGTTACAGCATCTTCAGGTGCTAATAGTGTTGTTTTGCGTGATGCAAGTTCAAACATAAGTGCAAATTTAATATCTGAAGGATATTCAAATGTTTCTGCTGCTGGTACAACAACAACTTTAACTATTTCTTCAGTACCAAATTATGTAGTTACAGGTTCTGGTGGACAAACCTATAAACTTCCAGATGCAACTACATTGAGTAATGGTGCTAATTACACATTTAATAATAATCAAAGCAGTGGAACAATTGTTGTTCAAAACAATTCATCTACTACTGTTGCAACTGTTCAAGCTGGTGGATATATTGATGTAATTTTGTTAAGCAATGGAACTGCTGCTGGTACATGGGATGTACATAACTTTGCTCCATCTAATGTATCTTGGTCAACTAATACTTTAGATTATGCAGGTTCAATAACAAGTGCAACTTGGAATGGTAATGTAGTAGCCTACAACAGAGGTGGTACAGGTCAATCATCTGCTTTTGTGGCTGGTGGTATTGTTTATGGTTCTACAACAAGTGCATTGGCTGTTACATCTGTAGGAACAAGTGGACAAGTTTTAACTTCTGCTGGAGCAGGAATTCCTACATGGACTACACCAACAACAGGAACAGTTACATCTGTAACAGGAACTTCACCAATTGCCTCTAGTGGTGGCGCTACTCCTGTCATATCTTTGGCTAGTAGCTATGGTGACACTCAAAATCCTTATGCTTCTAAGACTGCAAACTATGTCTTAGCTGCACCTAGCGGGTCTGCTGGCGTACCTACATTCCGTGCAGTTGTAGCAGCAGACATTCCTACGCTTAATCAAAACACAACTGGCACAGCTGCCAATGTCACAGGTACAGTCGCTATAGCAAATGGTGGTACTGGAACAACTACTGGTTCTATAACAGGAACAGGTGCTTTAACATTTACAGCTGGTGGAACAAACACTAATGTTAATCTTACTCCAAATGGTACAGGTACAGTGGATGTTAATTCTAAAAGGATTACAAATTTAGCTGATCCTACAGGAGCACAAGACGCTGCAACAAAAAATTATGTTGATAATGTTAGTGCAGGTCTTTCTTGGAAAGCTTCAGTTATTGCTGCAACAGTAGGTGGAGAGACATTCACTATATCAGGTGGAGCTGTAACACAAATTACAGGTACAACTCTTGATGGTCAATCCCCAGGAGTTAATGATAGAATATTAATTAAAAATGCTCCAGCTACAACAGGTACTGGTTCATCTCCTGAAACAAATCAATCAGCAAATGGTATTTATACTGTAACAAATGCTACAACAAATCTTACTGTGTCAAGAGCATCTGATGCTAATACCGCAGCTGAATTATTACAATCTGTAGTTTTTGTTAGACAAGGAACAATAAATGTTGATAATGCTTTTGTTCTTACTACTGACACAATCAGTACACTTAATACTACACCTTTACAATTTACTACTTTTTCTTCAGCTACTGTTCCTGATGCAACTATTTCTGTAAAGGGTAAAGTACAATTAGCAACAACAGCTCAAGCAGAAGCTAAATCTAGTACAACTTTAGTAGTAACACCATCAGGTCTTTCTACATTTACAAGAAAATACACAGCAACAATAGGAAATGGTTTATCTACTGCATTTGCTGTAACACATGGGCTTGGTTCTCAATATGTAACAGCTCAAGTATTTAATGAATCTACAAAAGCACAGGTATATTGTGATGTAACATTAACTAGTGGAACTCAAACAAGTTTTGTTTTTGCAGCTGCTCCATCAACTGATCAATATAGAGTAGTAATAATAGGATAAATTAATATAATATAAATGAATTTTTTAAATAACATAAATGTATTAAATATTGCTGGTGATATATCTTCTCCTGTAAATGGAGATTTATGGTATAACACTACTACTAATAAATATAGAGGATGTCAAAATAGTGCTCTTGTAGATTTAATTTCTTCTGGTAGCACTGTTGGAGGGGATTTGACTGGTTCATATCCATCCCCAACAATAGCATCTGGAGCAGTAAGTTTAGCTAAAATGGCTAACCTTGCTACAGGTACAATAATAGGAAATAATTCTGGTTCAGCTGGTGTTCCTTTAGCACTTACAAGTGCTGACGTTACTGCAATGCTTAGTACATTTAGTACATCAACTACTACTAAAGGATTAGTTCCAGGAAGTAATGGTGTAGGCTCTACTTATTTTCTTAATGCTGATGGTTCTTGGAGTATTCCAGCAGCTACTTACACATCTCCATTAACAACAAAGGGCGATATATTTGTAAGAAGTACAGTAGATACAAAGTTACCAGTTGGTTCTGATACACAAGTATTGATTGCAGATAGTTCTACAGCAACAGGTCTTAAATGGGGAAGTAATACTGCTGCTACACCAACAGGATATTATGGAGCATTCCAAGATAATACTACACAAACTGCTGCTGCAATAAATACTCCTTACGCAATGAAGTTAGGTATTACTGATTTAAGTAATGGAGTAACAGTGGTAAGTGATGGTAGCAATTTAACTAGAATCACTATTGCTAATACAGGAGTTTATAATATTCAGTTTTCAGCACAATTTGATAGAACAAACAGTGGTACTGACTCTGTTGATATATGGTTAAGAGAAAATGGAGTAGATGTACCTGGAAGTGGAGGTAAAATAGTTTTAGCAGGAAGCGCAACTGCTTCACAAATAATAGCTACTTGGAACTATGTATTAAATACTGTTGGAGGATATTATTATCAATTAATGTGGAGTACACCAGATACTCATGTTAGATTATTATATGAAGCTGCTCAAACTTCTCCATTTGCACATCCTATAATTCCATCTGTTATATTAACAGTTACACAACAGAGTGGTATAATGGCTGGTACAGGTATAACAGGACTTGGTACAAGTGGAAATATACAAACAGGAGCAACACAAACTCTTGATACAGGAACAAGTGGAACAGCTTTTAATATTGCTTCAAGTGGTAATACACAAACATTTAATATTCCATTAGCTAGTACAGCAAGTGTTACAGCAGGGTTAATTAGTAAAACTGATTATGATAATTTTAATACAGCATATACAGATAGATTAAAATGGGATGGTGGAGCTACAGGATTAGTTGCTGCAACAGGAAGAACGTCATTAGAGTTAGGTACATTTGCTGTAGCAAACTATCCTACTTGGTCAAGTGGAACTCCATTTGTTAAGATGACAGCAGCAGGTACGTTTTATTTAGACACAAGCACTTATTTAACTTCTGCAATAACAAGTTTAAATGGATTAACAGGAGCTACACAAACATTTGTTAATGATACAAATGTTACAATGGTTTCTACTGGAACTACTCACACAATTACATGGAGTGGGACATTAGCTAATGATAGATTAGCAACTATGGCTAATAATACTATTAAAGGTAATGTTAGTGGTATTACAGCTTCTCCTTCTAATTTAACAGGTACTCAAGTAACTGCAATTCTTGATATATTTAATGGATCAAGAATAGGACTTGTACCTGTTCCATCTGGACCAGGTACTAATGTATTTTTAGCTGCTGATGGTACTTGGCAAAAAATTGCAACATCAGGTATTGCAGACCAATCAGGAAAAACATTGATTGCAAATACATCCCCATCTTTAGGAGCAGTAAGTGCTGTTGCAATATCTTCAATAACTACAGAATTAAATGTTGTTGTAGGAGATAGTGGAAGTGGTGGTACAAAAGGATTAGTTCCAAATCCAGGAGCAGGAGATGCATCTGCTGGGAAATTTTTAAAAGCAGATGGAACATGGGCAGTACCAGCAGGTGGTGGAGGTGGAACTACTACTAACCCATTTATAATTAAGGCAGATAGTGGTACTACAGAAGGAACAGATTTATACACATTTAATGGATCTTCAGCTAAAACAATTAATATTGTAGCTGGAACAAATATAACAATAACAAAAACATCAGGTACGTTAACTGTATCATCTACAGCAGGTAGTACACCTTCATCTTATAATTACATAATGTCAACTCATTTTTCATAAAAATAAATAAATAATGCCAGCAAATACAACACCCATATTTGGATTAACAGCTCAAACAACAAGAGCAAGCATAACTGCTGTAAATAACATAAGAGATTTATCAACATATACTAATGCAAAATTAATTTTTACAGGTGGAACTAATGGTTCACGTTTAGAAAGAATTATTGCTTCACATGTATCTCCTGATGCTGGTTCTGCGTCAGGTACAGGTATATTTAGAATTTATACATCTACTAGTAGTACAGCAGGTACAGATGCTGCTTTATATAAAGAAATTGCATACACCACAACTACAGCTTCTAGCACTGTATTAGGAGCAAGTTTACAATTTACTATTCCAGGAGGATTGTTTATTCCCAGTGGTACATATGTCCATGCTACAATAACAGTATTGACAGGTGGTTCATTTCAAGTTTTAGCTGAAGGATATGATTATTAAAAATAAATAATATATGAACGGAATAGGAGGCATATCACAAAAAGGATTTACTTTTTCAAAAGAAAAAGCAGCAATAGGTAAAACTAGTTTTGCTAATTCTGCGTTTAACATACAAACTGAAAATATCGGAGCTGTTCAATCTGATGTTAATGGGTTATTATTAAGTAATCCTTCACTTGCTACTTTCGCAACACAGCAATTATCTCCTCCAATAGTATTACAAGGCAATGGTTGGAAAAATACAAGTGCTGCTGGATCTCAAGATGTAAGATTCAGAATAGATGTTTTACCAGTTTTTAGTAATGGTAGTAATCCAACTGGAACTTTACGAATAGGCTCTTCAATAAACGATAGTGCTTATACTAATAGACTTACAATTGATAATTTTGGAACAGTTGTAGTAAGTGGTGGTACAACAATAGATACTAATGGTTTAACTAATCTTAGTAAAATAAGTTGGTTATCTGGTTCTTTTGGTTCTAATATGTTATGTGTTGGTTCTAATGTATTTGATTATAAAACTACAAATGGTGGAGCAACGCAACAAGCATCTGTTAGTTTTGCTGGAGGTTTTAATAGAGTTACAGCAGGTACTAAAAGTGTTGTTTTGTCAAATGCTACAGGAGATCTTTTAGGATTTGTTGTTGGTAATGGATCTATACCAATATTAACTGCTAAAATTGATTTATTAAATCTTGTTACTACAGCTGGAGCAGAAGCAGGTGATTTAGGTTTCTATACAAAACCAACTGGTTCTGCTGCTACATTAGCTTTTGTAATAAATAAATTAGGAGGTATAAGTAATACAGGTTCCGCAGCAGTTAATACTTATTGTGCATTAAAAGCAGGTACAACAACAATTGCTCCATTAAAAATTACAAGTGGTACTAATATGACTTCTCCAGCAGGAGGTACTATAGAATATAATGGTAGTCATTATGAAACTGGTATAAATTCTGTAAGATATGGTAAAGGTGGTGTAGTAGCAAATACATATACAACTGTAGATAATTCCACAACAACAGAAACAAGTTTATTTAGTTATATTTCTCCTGCTAATTTTTTTACAACTCTTGGTGATAAATGTGATGTTACACTGGGTGGAAGTTTTTTAGGACATGCATCAAATACAAGACAATTAAAAGTTTATTTTGGAGGAACAGCAGGAACTTTAATATTTGATTCAGGTGCAATGAGTGTTACAAGTACATCTTCTTGGAAAATAGAAATAAATTTACAAATGAGTGCTTCTGGGAAAGTAAAATATACAGTTATTTTAAATTATGATAGATCTGTATCTTTTGTGAGTTCTGGAGAATTAACTGCAACATTAACTACCGAAAAAAAAATTGAATTAACAGGAACTGGTGTATCAACTGGAGATATTAGTTTATATATGGGTCAAGCTTTGTATTCTCCTGTATCTAATTCTTAAATTTTAAAATAAAAACAATATGGAAAACTTAGAAGAAATATTACAATTTACAGCAACTGGCTCATACAAAAGAAAAACTGTATATGCTTTTGCTGATTTTTTAGGCTATCAGCCTTTAATTGCAACATCACCTATAGATATTGTACCAAACCCTTTAACTAAATTAGAATATGTTCAAGAATATATTAAAAATTTGTTAATAGATAGTATGTCTCAAATGAACATTATTTCTACAAAACAAGAACTTGACGAGCAATTTCAAGAGTCTTTGGCTCAAGCAGAAATTACTATTAAAAGTGATGTTGAACAATATATGAGTGTAATTGTAACAATCCCTGAATAAAATAAATAAAAATGGAACAACCAAAACTAACATTAACAGAACAAGATTTGAAAGAGTTAAATGATTTCTTTCAAGAACTTCCAACTAAGTATGGACTACCAATGATTAATTTCTTTAATAAAAGATTAGAAGATCAAAAACCTAAAGAAGAAATAGTGGCAGAATCCACCAAAGAAGAATAAAATCTATTTGGATAGATTTAAAATTTTTTGTATATTATACTATAGACTAATATAATATGAAACCTGTAAAATCTAATTTATCAAAAAATGGATGTTCTCCTGTAGCATCTGATTGTGTAACCTGGAATGGACCAGATTTATGTTGCATTACAGAATGTGATGGGGATACACTATCTAGTGTGGTATTTAAATTATCACAAGAATTATGTTATCATAGAGCATTATTAGATTTAACAGTATTAGATCTTGGTGATTTAGTTCTTTCTGGAGATGGAACTAGAACCCCAGCAAATGTATTACAGGCAATTATTAACAGAATACAACTTCCATAATGGCAGCACCAAAAGTAGACATAATAGTTAATTTATTAACAGCATTACAACCATTTGCCAGTAATGCTACAACTCTTCCATTAAATGATGCTGATCAAGCTTTAGATTATTCTAGACTTATTGGTGGTATGGTGGTGGATCATGAGAATAGATTATCACAATTAACATCTAGTCTTAATACTTTATATGGATATACAACTATACTTCAAAACCAAATGGCAACTATCATTGCTAATGGGTTAGTAGTTCCACAAATATCACTTCCAAATATAATGCCAGATGCTGCTTATTATAATGTTGAAGTGGTGGTTTCAGAAATTGGTAATCAACTTAATACATTGAGAATTGCTACTGGTACATCTACAACATTAGGTGAAGCTGTTGGATACCAAAATAAAATATATACACCTAATACATTAGCAGAACAACCATCTTTATCAGATACTACGTTTGTTATGTCTGGTTTAACTGGATGGGTAGCAACTCCTACAACAGCAGCAGATGCTATAAAGAATATGTGGATTACAATTAATGATATGAAAAAAGCTGTTCAAACACGCTTTACTCCTACATTAATTACATCATGTACAGGAATTACTGTTACTTTTAGTTTATATAGAGATATTGCTAATAACAGAATTACATTATTTTTTTTAGGAAATTGTACAATTCCAGATGGATTTATAGATAAAGATGCAACTGGTGCTAAATTAATTATAACTGATCAATCATCAAATACATACACTACATATGTAAATGTAACACAAACAAACAAAAGTGTTGATGGTGTTATAATTGATTTATCAGGAACAAATATTAACATTTATACTAGTTTAACATTATCATTAACTTATAGTATAACTAATGGTAGTTTAGTTTGTTCTGGTACATATGCTCCTGCTGCATTTACAACAACTACAACTCCTTGTGTAGGATTGACATTAACACCATTATCAACATCATCATTTACTGGTATATTTAGTCCTATAATAGGAAAGGATATAACTTATACTATAAAAACATTTAGTAATCCAGATTGTAGTACACAAGTAGGATCTACACAAACTTTTTCAAATCCAACTTTACAACAAATTACATATACTTTAACTGGATTAACTGCTAACACTCCATATTATGTTAGAATGACAACTCTAATTGGATCATTAACAGGAGTTGATTGTATAGTTCAAACAGTAAAAACATTACCATCAACTTAAAATATATAAGATATGTCTTGCGGATGCTCATCAACAACAACCCCTTCTTCTTCTACATCTTGTGGAGGATGTGGATATCAATGTACTAGTTGCATATGTCCAGCTGATCCTATAGTTATGCCTACAGTGACATGTCCAGATCCTGTTGCATGTGATGAGATATTTCCATTAGAATGTATTGAATATAGTGGAGATGATATTAAATGTTCTACAACAGCAACAACATTATATCCTAATGTAACACATGTAGTGGCAACTAATGGTGATTCAATGACTAATGTATTAAATAATATTAATAGTCAATTATGTTATTTATTTTCTGCTGATTACATTTCAAGAATGTTAACTAATATTAAAGAAGATAATGCTTTAAGTAGTTTATTTTGTTCTATTGTTTGTGGTTCTGCACCAACTGAACTCATATGTCCTACAGTTGCATCAGTTACGTATAATTATAATTCTACTACTTTACAATATTATCTTGCAGCACAAATAAATTATGTTCCATTTGCTACAAGTTATGCATATAGATTTTATACAGAAACTGTACCTGGGGTATTTAATACAGCACTTTCTGGTGGTACAATATTACAACCATCATCAACAACACCAATAACATTAACTGGTGCAATACCATCACCATCTACAAATACACCAAGTAAAAATTATGCTGTATTAGTACAAGCTATTACTACAGGATCATTAACAGCAAGTGGTGTAGCACCTATTGATGTACCAACAAGTACTTTTACATATAGTACAGTTGCATCATCAAATCCTAATAATTGTGGTATTAATAAATATACAGGATCTACTGCTGAGTTAACTTGTGTTTTAGCTAATTTAAATGGTAGTTTTAAACCAGCTGCTGCTAATACAAGTGCATTACAATTTTTATTTACTACAGAAACAATTAATCCTCTTTATGTTCCTGTAGTAAATTATACAGTTCATTGGTATTTAAAAGTTTCATCACCTACAATTAGTTATGTATATCAAGGAAATTTTGGTCCTATTGCATATGCTAGTAGTCAAGCACAAACTATTAATTTATATAAACTTCCTGTTACTATAGTATATACTGGATTAAGTAAAGCAAGTTCAACACTTACTGTTACATCAGTAGCTCATGGATTAGTTTCAGGAATGAATATACAAATTGATACAGCAATTACTGGTGTGCCAAGTAGTGCTTATACAATTACAGTGACAAGTGTTGATGCATTTTATTTTACAGTTGGTAATACAACAGCATTAGCAGGTTCACAATCATTAACATATAAATCACAAATGAATCCTTTAACTGATAAAGTAGTTGCAATGATTTATACTAATGCAACAGATAAATGTAATAAAGGAATTCCATATGTTTCTGGTACAGTATATAGTGATACTGATATAACTAATTATATTAATAATCCTAATTATAATGTATTTAAAAATTATTAATAATGGCATTAACAATAGTAACTAATCCTGTAACACCAATTGGTACTACTACTGCAACTTGTGGTGGTAATACTATTACTGGAACTATTACTGGAAGCATTACTGTTAAAGGAGTATGTTGGGCTACAACAGCTAATCCAACTACAGCATTAGCTACAAAAACAACTGATGGAACTGGAAATTCTAATTTTCCAAGTTCATTAACAAGTCTTACATCTTCAAGTACATATTACGTTAGAGCTTATGTTACAGATGGGTCTGGAACATATTATGGAGCTAATGTTGTATTTACTACATTAGGATTAACTACAACTGCTGCAACATCTATTACATCTACAACTGCTATATCTGGAGCAAATAGTATTTCTGGATTTAGTCTTGGAAGTATTTCATCATCTGGAGTATGTTGGAGTACAAGTGCTAC